GAAGGTCGTCACCGTTGATGCCGCTCCGAAGGTGATGCACGGCATGAGGTCCGTCGTGCCGACGAAGACAAGCCGGGCATTGAGCAGCGCCGGGAGACCATTGAGAGCGTTCGTGTCGGTCGAGTTGAGCGACCGCCAGACGCCACTCTGCTGGACCTGCCAGATCAGCTCGCAGCCATCCGGGATGAAGCTTTCGGCAATGATGTCCACCGCTCCGATGCCATTCTCAAGCTGGAAGGGCTGGATCTGGACTTCGGCGCGGGTCGCCCGGAACTGCGCATAATAGATCACCATGGACAGGTCGCGAGTGGCGTCGCCCATGAACCAGGCGCCGCCGTCGCCGCTGTAGAAGAGCTGCCCCTGCGCGTACTTGTTGCCGTTCACATAGGCGACGACATGCGCGCCCTGCGTGATGAGCACAGTCGCGTAGCGGCGCCCCTTGGTGACGTAGACCGGCCCGATGGGGATGTTCGTCGCCTGCGGGTAGGTCTTGAGGTTCGCCTGCGGCACCGTCACCTGCGCAATCACGCGGCTGAGGTCCGGGGCACCGTTCGTCGTCTCGCAGATGACGACACGAACGTCACCGGAACTCGCGACCTGCGTGAAAAAAAGGTCGAGGTGTGTCACCCACCCATCCTGAGCGTTCAGCCACGTCTCGCCGATGACCGCGCCATTGATGGTGTCCGTCGTGACCTGCGCTTCCCAATAGGCCTCCTCGAAGGTGTCTTCCCACACCTGCTGGATGCGGATGAAATGCTCGCGCCCGCCGTGGACCGGATACGAGTAATCGGTGCCGAGCACCTGGAAGGTCTCGCCGGCCCGCTCGAACGTCCCCTTGATCGGGTCGTAACGGCCCGATTTCCACCAGTCGCTGTTGGTGCAGACCGTCATAACGCTGCCGTAGCGGAGGCGGGTGCGCGTCCGCGTAAGCTGCTGCATCGTCACGGAATTGATGGGGTATTGCGAGATCGGGATTTCGCCGTCGCGCCCCTCGATGGCAATGCGCGCCACCGGATCGTAGGCGGGGATCGCGAAGTTACCCGTCAGCGCCAGGCGCTCCTCAAGGGGATTGAGCAGGTTGATGTTCGCCACGCGCTCCTGCGCGTGGGCGAAGCGAATGCCCTCCTCGGTCTTGGCGAGATAGTCCGGGTGCTCGTAATCCGTTTCGCTCAGGTCGAGGAAATGATCTGCGCCATAGCTCGACAGGTCGTCAGACATGTTGAGCTGATCCTTAACGCGAGCCATGTCGGCGCCAAGTTCGAATAGCTCGGCGCGACGAACCGTGCCCTTGAGGCGCGCGGCAAGGCCCGCAAGATCGGTGTCGAGCGTGTCGAGCCGGGTGCCGGCCTCGTTCCGAAAGACCTCAAGAGCCCTAATTCGCTGCGTGTTGGATGCGACCGACTGAAGGCGGTTCTCCTCCACCATCTGAATGCTCTCGATACCCGAGGGCGTCAGCGTGATGTGGGCAATCGCGAGCGTATTGAGGTCAAGCGGCGCCGGCTGAGGGTTCGCGTTCTCGGTCCCCGGAACAGTGTTGATTTCGGCAAAGCGGCGGCTCTCGGTAGCGACAGCCTCGGCCTCCGTCTGCCCGGTCTCGGCATCGACGAGGAACGTGCGCGGCTCGACCGCCGTGTCGGTCTGATTGCCCCAGACCACAACGGTCACGATCCGCTTAGTGACGAGCGGGATGTAGTCGGCAAGATTGATGACGACGCCACCTTCGTCATTCCGATAGTAGACCTTGCCCTGCGAGTAATAGCGCCCCTCGCCGACCGTGATTTCGAGCGGGCCGGTCTGCGAGACGGGGAAGCCCCAGAACTTCCGGCCCGGATCGATCCCGTCATGCACAACATGGTCGAGAGAAGAACGGGCGAACTCGCCAATATTGTTAAGGTCGCCATCCGTAACTTGCTGGCTCGGATGGATGATGACACGACGCTCCATCTTTGCGGTCCTCTTCTAGAGCCGGAACTTGACCCGTGCGCCGAACGACACAGAACCGTCGAGCGCAATGCTGTCCGCGAACGTGACGGGCCGGGTGAGCTTGTGGGTGATCAGGATGCGGTCGCGCGCCGACTTGGACACGCGAACGGCCAGCTTCATCGCTTCGCGGCGGCTTTCGTCCTCCGGGCGCGCGAATTCGTGCGAGGCATAGCTGTGGTTCGCCACGAGCCCGCGCTCGGGACGCTTGATCTTGGCATCAATGACCGCCTTCGCCGTGAAGGCAGGGATGCCGATATGCGAGACATTCGCGAACGACCACGCCCGCACCCATGGCGCAGCGCGCTCAGGATCGTGCAAGACGATCCGGTCGTAGACCAGCCACGCCGCCTGATCCGGGCGCGCGAAGCAGTGCCCGACGAAGCGCCTGGCGAAGGCCGAACGGTCGTCGTGCCCCTTCTCGAAGATGCGCTCATAGCGCACGTCGATAGGCTCAAGGCCGGGACGGGCGCTCGTAAGCGAGAGCGACGAAACCGAATGCTCGTAGGTCGTCTGAAGGCGGAAGGTCACGACCTTTGCCGCCGCTGCGACTACGCCCGCGAAGCAATGCCCTGCGAAACGCCCGTCGAAGGCGCCGAAGCGCCCGGCGTTCCCCGGCAGAGACACGCGCTCGGTCACGAGGGCATTGCGCCGCTCGCGCTCGGTCGTCACGTCCGCCAGCAAGAGGCGCCTTTCCTCGCCCCGATCCCAAAGCCGAGCGGCGCGCCCGAGAAGGGCGCGCCCTGCGTCGATCTTCGCGAAGGAATGCCCGACGAAGCCCCCGATGAACGAGAGGCCCGCCGCGCTTCCGGTATCCCGTGCGAGATAGACCCTGATCTGCGGCATCGACAGCAGCCAGGCGTCCATCTGCTCTTTCGTCGCCCCCGGCAAGGCGAAAAAGCGCTGCGGCGGCGTGACGACTTGGACAAGCTCGCCATCGACAAGGTCGATGTGCTCCGCCATCCCGCGCTCGGTGCCCTTGAGGCGGTGTAGCCGAACAGCGCGGGCGATGACGCGGCGCTTGCGCTCGACGGTCCAGTCGTCCGACCAGAGGTCGATCGACCACGCCCACGCCAGCCACGGCAGCAGGTGCTCGGGCGCCGTCCACGGGTCGACCGCATTGCGGATGATGTGGGCAGGGAGCGGGCGCCGCGCCGCCGATGTCAGCGAAAGGGCGTGTTCCCAGGCCGTCCTATTCGGCGGCAGGAGCGAGACGGGATCAGGCATCGATGTATTGCGTCGTCAGTGTGATCGTGCCGACAGACACGACGCCATCGGGCTCGGGGTGGATGTCCGCGGTCGGTGCGGTGAGCGTGACGCGCTCGACATCGTCGAGCTGAAGGGCGCCGAAGATGCCCGACACTGCGAGGACCGTTCCAATGCGCCGCTGCCGCGACAGATACGCCTCAAGCCGCTGCTGCGCCGTCTGGCGGACGACCGACGGATCAGGCCCGCGCTTGATCCAGAGCGTTGCAACGATGTCCGTCTCGACGGCTTCCGCAATGCGGATTTCGAGGGCGTCGGTCAGCGGCTTGACGTCGCTGCGCATCAGGCGCCCGCGCACGGCATCGACGATCTCGTCGACCTTGTCGGCGGCGGCCGGGAGGACGACGACCGCCACCTCTCCGGGGATGAGCCCTACGCCATCGGCGTGATTGAGCACCGACACGTCAGAGACGCCCGCATGCGCCGAAAGGGCATGGAAGGCGTAGGCATCCTTCGAGCCCGTCGTCGCGAACGCCTCCGGCGCGAGTTGGATGCGGCGGCGATAGCGTTCGTCGTCCTCGTAGGTCGGCGGGACCGGCGGGGATGCGTTCGGGTTGCCTGGGTCCACGATCTGCCGGGCGACGCCGAACATTGCGCCAATTGCGTCAAGGTTCGTCCCCCACGACGAGGGAAGGAGGACGGCGCGAATGGCGTCGTTGATCATCGCGAGCTGCAAAAGCTCGCGGTAGGCATCCTCTTGCTGAAGGATCACCGCCGGATCGGTCTCAAGCATCTCCACGTCGAAGGGGATGCCCGCCGCCTCGAAGCGCTGCTTGAGGTCCGCGATGCGCTCCTCAACAATGGCCTCGTAATCGAGACCCTGGATGGCGTCCGGCACCGGCACGCGCGAAAGGTCGATGGTGTCGAAGCGGCTCATTCCGAAATGTCCTCAGTCTCGCGCGGGACAAACCGTCCGCCGTCTACGTCAAACGCGACGCGCTTGCGCCCTGCCGGCGTGAAGTCGCCAAGGTGGCCGCGCGGGCGATATTCGACTTCGATCCGCAGTTCCGCCCGCCCGTTCCTGTCGACGGAAAGGGGCAGGACGCGGATCAGCCGCACGCGCGGCTCCTGCTCAAGCGCCGTGCCGACCGCCGCGAAGAAGCGCACGAAGGTCTCGGGCACCATGTTCTCGCCGAGGAGGTTCGGCACGAGCGATCCGAACCATCGGCGCATGACGCGTTCGCCGAAGCGCGTCGTGAAGATGACGCCCATCGACTGCGCGACATGGGACCAGCCGGACAGAGGCTTTCCGGTCTCCCGGTCAATCCCATGGCCAGCCATTGCTCAATCCTTTGCCTTGCGCTTGCGCCGGAGCTTGCCCCTCGCCACCGGCGCAAGGGCGGGATCGGGAGACAGAACAGGGCGGATCGTTCCAAGCGTCAGCTCATAGGCCGCCTGATGCGGCGTCAGCCACAGCCGCCCGTCCGCCGGGCGGCGCTGTCCGGCCACCCACGGCCCTGCCTTCTCGGTGGCCTCGTAGAGCTTCTTTTCAGCCATAGCGCCCTCACGGGATGCGGAAGAAGGGGCGCCCGGTGGTCGGGTGCCCGCATGATGCGACGTGCCCCTCGCGGCAAGCGGGGATGCCACCGAGGCGGAATTCCGGCGTGCCCTGCGCCATCACCGGGTTCGTGGTGTGGGGCGGGAGCGGCGGGTGCGGCGCTACGGCGTCGCCGACGACGACCACCGGCCGGCCATCGACCCGGAACCATGGCACCTGAAGCCCAAGCTGAAGGCCGCCGGCGACGTCGACGCCGACAAGAGCAATCCCCGGCATTGCAGCCTCACGCCTTGTCGAATTGGTAGTCCGGCGCGAGCATCTTCAGGCCCTGTCCGGTCAGCTCGAAGGTCGATCCATCGCACTCGATCAGGAGGCGCGGCACCCTCACGATCAGCTCGTTCTCGCGCAGCTCAAAGCGGAATTGCCCGAACGTCCCGACGTGCTCGTCGCCTTTGTCGCTCGGCGCGGGGTTGCGATCCGACCACGTCATCGGGATCGCGACGCCCTGCTGAAAGTCGCCGGTCTCGCAGATGACCGTCATCTGCTGCCCGACGCTCGGCGGCGAATGGAGCTTCATAGCCCCGGCGACCTGCGCATAGGGCACCCACGGCGACAGGAATGGCTCGGGCGCGCCGTCCTCATTGAGGCGCAGCCGGACCCGGCCGGTGGCCGGATCGACCGCCTCGACGCGCCCGCGCTTGACAAGGCCGTCCTGCCGGCGCTCGACCTCGGCGATGCGCCGCATGATGTCGGCCAGAAACTCGCTCAGCGTCATGCCGCACCCTCGCCCTCCGGCCCATCCGCGTCCGCGGCCGTCTGTGCGTCGATGGTGAAGCCATCGGGAAGATCGATTGCCGCGAGCGGCGCGCCGTCCTCGAAGGGCCGATTGCTGATCCACTCGGCCTCGTCGTCAGCGAGCCCGAGCGCCGCCCGGACGCGCTCCCACGGCTGAAGCTCGCCGGCCGCAATCTCGGCCTCGATGATCTGGCCGATCGCGGAGAATTCGCTGTCCGCCTTCAGCGCGGAGATGATCCGCGCCCAGGCATCGCCATCGGCCGGCGCCGCGCCCGGCAGCGGCTCGGCGATGTGGTCGATGGTGTAGACGTATTGCCGGGCCGCATAGCGGACGCCGTTCGTGTCGTCAGCCCCGCGACGGCTCGCGATCGAGTGGACCCGCATGACGAGCGAGCGCCACAGGTCGCCCCACTCGCCACCGGCTGCCGCAAGCTCGCGGGCGATCTGCCATCCGAGGATGTTCAGCGTCGCCTCAAGGCCGCCGTCGTTCGCCGAGATCGTCAGCTCTTCCTCGCCGTTCTCGAACTTGACCTTCCTCGCGACGGCGATCTCGATGACCAGCTCAAGCCGATGATCGCCGGCGAGCAGATCGCGCCCCTCGATCGCGACTTGATCGTCGTCCGTCGTCACGACGACGAAGGGCGTCGTCCTGCTCGCGGCGAGCATGTCGATCGCCTTGATCGAGCTGTCGAAGACATTCTCGCCCGCGAGCGTCCGGCCCTTGAGCGCCCGGATGGTCGCGAAGCGGACGGCGAGGGATGCAAGGCTCATTCGTCAGCCTCAACCACGAGATAGACCGCGATGTCGCCGCGATCCGAGGAAACCGGCTCGCGCTCGACGAGATAGCGCGGCTGTCCGGGCCGGTCAGTGAGGACGATGCGATCCCCAGGCCGCAGCCCATAGCCGAGGCCTGCATAGACCGCAGGCGGGAACCAGATCATCGCCTTGCGAAGGGCTAGCGTCGTGGTGCCCTGCATGTCGCTTCCCCGGCGGCGGCCTTCGATGCCATCGACTGCCGGCGTCAGGGCGACGACCGCGCGCGTCGTGACGACGGCGCGCTGACCATCCGGCGTCGCCTCGCCGTATTCGTTCGGCAGCAGCGGCTCGATCCTGATCGGCTCGCTGAAGGTGCCGGCGACGGCCGCGAAGGCCGTCGCCGCAAGGGAGTGGTTGTAGCGCACGGGATTAGCTGCCAGACCCGCCGGCCTTGCCCTTCAGCAGCACCTGCGGACGGGTGCAGTAATGCAAGGCGTTCATCTGCGTGTCGAGGTAGCGCCCCTTTCCGTTCGGCATCGGCCACTGGCGGGAATAGAGACGCTGCCCCATGGTGTTGACCGTCTCCTCGTAGTCCGCCGGGGCGTAGACCGACTTGAAGAGGCCCGGCACACCGACCGGGAAGATGTGGCATTTGCTGCTCTCGACGAAGGCAGTTCCGCCCACCTTGCCCCGGTAGTTCTCCCACATGATGCCCCCGAACGGGAAGGCGCCGTAGGACATGCCGCCGCTCACGTAGGACGAGCGGAGTTCCGCCGCAGCCTGCCAATTCAGGTAGCTTTCGCGGACCTCTTCGTTCTTGATCAGCGCGTCGAAGAATTCGTCGCCGCAGAATGCGTGGACGCCCGAGAACGGGACGCCGCCGAGCTTGTCCGCGATACGGCGGATCACGTCGGCGCAGGCCGCGCGGAGATTGCCCTGCTTCTTGTTCGCAAGGTCGAAGGCAATCTCCTGATCCTGCTGCACCCCAAACTCGTTAAAGAGGTTGAGCGAGGAGCCGTCCGCGTAGGTGACGACGCCCTTGATGGCGCCGAGGCGGGCGTGTTCCTCCGTCGCGGCGAGGGAATTGACGTGCGTGCGCTGGCGCTGCGCGACCTTCTGGATGACGGTCTCAAGCGCCCGCTCCTGTCCAAAGGCGCGCACGTTCTGGACCTCCTCCGCATAGATCGCGTCGTTGATCTCGAAGTGCGGGATGATGAGCGAGCGCAGATCGCGCTTTTCCTTGTCGATCGTGACGCCAGGGCCGCCACGGGGCGTCGGAGGCACGAGGACGAGGATGTCGCCCTTCTTCTCGATCGCGATCGTCGTCGTATCGACGCTCTCGACCTCGAAGAGCCCCATCTGCCCGATGCGACCGGGGACAAATGAGATGTTGTTGATCGCATCGGTCAGGTTCGTGACCGAGAACGCATCGCTGTTGAAGATGTCGAGCATTGCCTTCCCCCTCGATAGGGCGGTGCCCGCCCGCTCGCAGCGGGACGGCGCATGTTACAGATGAAGGTCAGGGGCGCGTGGCGGCGCGCCCCGTCAGCGGACGATGATGCCGGCGGCAGCGAGATCGGCGATGGCCGCCTCCTTCTGCCCCGCCGTGATGCCAGACGGCCACGTCAGGCAATGGCCGTTGACCTCGGCGTCGCGCACGAGGGCGGCGATTTTGACGGTCTCGCCCGAGCCGGTCGTGGCCGGATAGATCGCGACAGCAGCCGCCTTCTCGGACCCATCCGAGGCGGTCGGGTCAAAGGCGACGGCGAGATAGTCCGCCGGATTTTCCGCAATGACATGAATGTAGAACTTGTCATCTGCGGCGAAGGGCGTCGTCCCGGCGGTGATCTCGAACTTGACATCCTTGTTAAAGGCGGTGCCGGTCGTGCCGGTGCCGATCTCCTTGCCATCCGGCGCCTCAACCTTGAAGGCGGTCGCGCCGGTGAAGATCACGGTGTAGGTGCCGTGCTTGACCTTGGCGCTGACGGCCGGGTCGGCCATGTCAAGGGTGCCATCGCCCGTGTTGCCGCTATCGGCCTCTGCATCGATCCGCAGGCCGCCCTCCTGCGCAAGGAGCGCGAGCAGCGTGCCGGGAGCAATATCCTGCTCGGCCGCAATGGTGACATTCTCCCGCGAACGCTTGCCGTTCGCCTCGGACAGGATGAACTCGCCCGCATGACGGGCTTCGGTAAAGACGGGCATTTGATCCTCCGTCGTGGGGCTGGTCTCAGGGTTCCAGGCGCGCCCTCAGTGGGCGGGCACGCCCTTGTTGATGGCGCTCACGGCCTTGTCCCAGAGCGCCTTGGCCTGCTGCTTGGCATCAGGCGGGGCAGCGTCGGCCGGATTGGCGACGACGAGGCCGCCCGGCGCGTCCTTGGCGCGCGGGCCGGCGATGACCGCCTCGGCCTGCGGCGCGGCAGCGGCCGGCTCGGCCTTGGGCTCGGCGGCGGAAGCGATCGGCAGGCCGGCGAGGACGCCCTTCGCGACGTCGGCCGTCAGGTCGGTCGAGAGGGCGAGATGCTGCGCTGCGGCCTCGCGCCCCTTGGCCTCATCGAGGGCCAGAATGGCCTTGATGCGCTCGCGCTCGGCGATCATGCCGGCATTGCGGCCTGCGGCTTCCGCTTCGGCGCGCGCGGAAGCAAGCGCGGCCTCGTGTTCAGCCTTGGAGATATCGGGCATTGCAGTGATCCTCTTTGCTGTGGGCGGCTTCGGGGTGCGCCCCTCCGCCAGTTCGGCGATGACCTGCTCGAAGGTGCCGATCCGGTCAGCCATGCCGGCGGCGACTGCCGCCGCCCCGACGAGAACATCGCCGCCGCCGAAGCGCGCGACGACGTCATCGGTCTCGACGCCGCGGCCCCTCGCGACCGCAGCGATAAAGACATCCTCCATCGCGTCGATGGTGCGCTGGATGCGCGCCCGCCCCTCATCCGACGCAAGGTCGGTCCGCTTGCCAGGGGCGCGGGAGGAAATGAATTCGATCTTGCCGGCCTTGCGGTCGGCCTCGGTCGTGTCGGTCAGGACGGCGCGAACGCCGATCGATCCGAGCACTGCCGTCTCGCTGATGACGATCTCGGAAGCCTGCGACGCCAGCCAGTAGCCGGCCGAGGCTGCCGTGCCGCCGGAATAGGCGATGATCGGCTTGCGCAGGCGCGCGGCGTAGATCGCCTTCGCCAGCTCGTCGGCGCCGCTGACGGTCCCGCCGGGCGTGTCGAGATCGAGCACGATCGCCCGGATCGACGGGTCATCGAGCGCGGCCTGAAGATCGCGGCGCATGATGTCGTAGGACGTCGCGCCCGAGATCGCAGTCAGGACGTTCGCGTAGCGGAACATCGGGCCACGCGCCTCGATGATCGCGACGCTGCCGCGCTGCTTCAGGCGCTCGGCCGTAGGCACGTGCCGGGCGCGGTAGGCTTCCAGCGCCTCGATCGTGACCTCGTTCTCCCGCGATGCGACCTCGACGATGAGATCGAGCCCATCGGCCGTGATCGCCCACGGCTCCGCGATCGCCGCCAGCAGGGCGCGCGTGTGGTTCGGCATCGATGTCCCCTCAGATGCAGCGCCGGCGGGAGCCGGCGGTCACGGCAAAGCGGCGCTGCCTGGGCGGAAGCCCCTGCAACGCACGGCATTCGTCCTCGGCCGCCCACAACGCGGCGCGAAGCTCGGCCAGCGATCCGCCGGGATGCGTCCACACCTCCTGCTCGTTGTCGCCGGCCCGGAAGCGGACGCGCTGGTTGCCGCCGCCCGTGAGACGCGCGAGATACGCCTTGCGCAGCGCCTCAGCGAGGGCGCACGGATCGCTCGGATCAATGGTCTCGATGTCGCTCATGCGTCCGCGTCCTCTGTCACGAGCTCGTCGCCGACCGGATCAGGGGCGAGCGTGTCGCCCTCCGGGAGGCCTAGCTTCTGCCGGCGCGCGGCCTCGCGGGCGCGCTGCTCGTAGACGTCTTCCCAATCGACGCCGAGGTCGGCGCAGATCATCTCGTCGGTGACGACGCCGAGGCGCTTGTAGACCTCATGCGCCTTCGCTGCCTTGAGGTCGTCGGCCTGCGGCTTGGCCGGACCGCGCCATTCGGCCGAGACGGCCGCCGCACGGTTGGCGAGAAAGCCCATCAGGCCGCCGGGAAAGGCGATCCTGCCGGCCTCGATCTCCTCCTCAAGCCACGCCTCGTAGACGTGCTGAAGGAAGCGGCCGGCGATGTGCGTGCGACGGGCGAGGATGATCGGCCAAATCTCGGCCGTCGCCATGCGCACCGACGAGTAGGTCGCCCCGGTGTAGTCGCCGGTCAGCGTCTCGAAGGTCATCCCAAGGCACCGGGCGATCTCGCGCAGCAGGAACTTCGCGAACGCCTCATAGGTGTCGTTCGGATGCTCCGAGCGGTTGAACTTCAGCGTCTCGCCGGGGAAGAGGTGCGCGATCCGACCGACCGTGCCGAGATCGATCTTCGTCGACCGATACCAGGCATCCTTCGCGGCGAAGAAGTCGAACATATCGCCCGACGTGCCCTGATCGCCGGGGTCTTGAAGCGCCTGGAGGACGTGCTCGGTCGGCGCCTCGCTCTCGATGGTCGCCGCAAAGACAGCCTGGACGAGCGCCGCCGTCAGCGTCGCATCGGCAAGCTGATCGAATTGCCGGACAATGCGCAGGACCGGCGCCAGCGGCGTTATCCCGCGCACCTGCCCCGGCGCGCCCTCGAAGACGTGAATGACCTGCGGCCGGCCCGCGCCATCGCGGGCCGCGATGTCGATCGTGTCGTTGACGAGCCGATCCCGCTTGAGCCGGTAGGACAGCGGCAGGCCGTAGGTGTCGATCCTGATGCCCTGATACAGCCGGGTCGCATCGTCGCTGTCCTGCACGAGCCGATGTGGCGGGACAAGCTGCACCTTTGTGCGCGTCAGCGAGATCGGACGGTCGATTGACGGCATCAGCGCCAGCGCCTCGCCATAGGCGAAGTGCGAGCGAAGAACCTGCGCCGTGATCTGCCCGATGGAGTGCTGACCGGCGGCGTCGCACTCGATCGGATTTTCCGACCACATGATCCACCGCCGCTCGACGGTATCGATCCAGTCCTCAGCCTCGTCATCCGTCCAGCCGAGCACCTTGCGATCGGGGCGCGCCGACAGGCGAAGGCCGGTGCCGATCGTGCTGACGATCGCCTGCTCGACCGCGCCGGCGATCCAGCCGGAATTGTGCAGCGTGTCGATCGCGCGCGCGGCCGCCTCGACGTAGGCCGCGCGAACGTCGTCGCGGGCATCGCGCAGGGCCGGGCGCCAGGCGAAAAGCGCAGCGCCGCCGCCCGATCCCGGCGCCCGGAAATATTGCGCCGTGTACTGCGGCGAGGTCGGCGGCATGGCTGCTCCGCCCTGGCGCTTGAATGAGCGCACAAGGTCTGCAAGAACTCCCATCGGGTCCGTCCTATCGATTGAACCGCGCCGCGAATTCAGCGAGGCGGTCGAACTTTCGAGCCGGCTGGGCTGCCGGCGGCGGGCCGTTCGCGTCGGGCACGGGGATGACGAGCTCCCCGTCGTCCTCATCGCGACGGCGGGCATGCGGCCCGATGCGATGCGCGTTGAGCTGATAGGCCGCTGCGGCCGCCAGCGCCTCGCAGTCGAGATAGTGGTTCTCGCGCGATCGCTGCACCCACACCGGCTGCCCGGAAGGCGACAGGATGCGCGCCTCGCTCACGATCTGCTGGCAATACTCGTCCGGCGTCTCCTCATGGAGATACCAGGCGCCGGGCGTGTCCGGCGGGTAGCGCAGGCGCTCGTGGACCCAGCTCTTCCAGTGGTCGGTATCGAGCCGGAAGAGGTTGAGCCCGTATTTCGCCGTCTTGCCGTCCGGCTTGACCTCGATCTGCGAGCGGATGATCGGCCGCGCCTGCCGCGCATAGCCTTTCGTCGGGAAGACGAAGCGCGGGAAGCGCCGCGCGAAGGCATAGACGCGGTGCTCCGGCACCGAGAACTTCTTGCCCGGACGGAAGCCACTGTCGACGAAGGCGAGCTTGATCGGCAGGCCGTCGATTTCCTGCGTCAGCAGGTCGGCGAGATCGTCCCACACATCGGGCAGGGCCGTATCGCCCCACAGCTCGCCGGCGTCGATCAGCCATGACGTCGCCCGCGGCCCCCATGCGCGGATCACGAAGACGAGCCGTGTCTTTTGCACGTCGACACCGGCCGTCAGGAAGATCGCGCTTTCGAGGAGCTTCGACTTCAGCGATCGCGGCGGGTAGGGCGCCCTCAGATTGGCGACCTCCTGCCATTCCGGCACGTCGCCGCCGCCGGGCGTATAGACCTCGCCGAAGCCGGCATTGATGACGGTCTGGACCTTGTCTTGCTCGCCCGAGGCGAGCGCGGTCAGATACGCCTCGGCGCGCTGCCCGAAGGTGACGAAGGGCGACGCGAGCCCCGAGACCCAGAACGACAGCGTCGTTGTGTCCGGCGGGTCGCCGATGACTTCACCGGCTTCCGTGATCGTCTGCCCCGGCGCGACGTAGACGCCGCGCGCGTTCATCTCCGCCTTGTGGCGATCCTCGATCACGCAGCCATTGCGCGGGCAGATCAGGACCGCCTCGCGGCGCGCCTGCGCCGGCGAGGCCGTCTTCGGCCAATGCAGCAGCTTGAAGCGCGGAATGAACCATCCGGCGCAGTGCGGGCACTGCCACGCCCAATGATAGCGCGTCCCCTCCTGCCACAGGCGCCAGATCGGCGACGCGACGTCCTCGGGCGGGACTGCCTTCCAGAATTCGAGGCCGCTTTCCGGGTCGGTCTCCACGTCCACCATCCCCTGCGACGGCGTCGAAGTGATCCCGGTCACAAAGTCGGCGTAGGTGATGCCGCGCGCCTCGACGAGGCCGAGCGGGTCGCCCTGCCCCTTAACGTTGGCAAGCATCTCGTCGTATTCGTCGACGAGTGCCAAGCCGGCCGGGTCCGACTTGAGGGCCGTCGACGATCCCGCATGCGCGAGGCGGACGGTGACGCCTGCGACGCGCTTCAGCGTCTTTTTCATGCGCTTGCCGCGCGCGACCTTGTCCTTCAGCTTCTTCGCCTCATCGAAGAGAGCCATCAGACGCGGCTCGAACTGATCCGTCAGGAACTTCTCGCTCGGGCCGACGTAGATGATCGGCACCGGCCGCGTGTCGCAGCGCTCCCCGATGATATCGAGGAAGGCGTCCGTCTTGCCCGACTGCGCCGCCGTCACCATCACGACACGGCGATAGCGCGGGTCGTCGAAGCCCCGCATGAACGGGACGACGTAGGGCGTCAGATAGGGGTTGCGAGGCCCTGGCTTGCCCGACGAGGGAGGATAGACCCGATTTTCAGCGCCCCACGCATCAGGCGTCGTTCTTGTCCGCGGCTCCGATAGGGTCGCGACCAGCTCGAATAGCCTCGCACGCGTCTCGGAACGCCTTTTCGGATCGAGCAAAGCACTCATTGATGCCCTTCGCTATTGCCTCGCGCAACTCGCGGTCGCGCGTGACAGAGGCCGGGACGCCGTCGAGATTGGCGCGGAACTTCCCGAAGATGTGGGTGACGATCGCCTCGACGTCGGCCATCTCGACGAGACGGCCTTCGCGCTCGGCGATGCGCAGCTCGACCTCGCGCTGCCGCGCGGCCTTGAGGCCGCTTTCCGCCTGCACTTTGCTTGTCCGGCGCTCCTCGTCCTTGAGGAACCGGATGTAGCCTTGGACAACGGCAACGAGGGGATATTTCCCCTTCACCGCCTTCGGAAAATAGCCCATCCCGGCGAGCTGCCGCAGGCGCGCCTCGGTCAGCATCAGCAGGCGACACGCCTGCCCCGTCGAGATCATGCCGGCCTGCGCCGATCCTTCCTCAGCCATCAAGCCGCCTCAGCAAAAAAGGAGCATTTTCACCAACTTAGGAGTTGCTCCGTGTGCGGTTCTATGGCTCCTACATGACACCGAAGCACACGGATGAATGGAGCACCGAGATGAAGCGCAAGATGCACCCTGCCGACATTGCCGACCGCGAGCGCATCGCAGAGGCCGTCGAGTTCACCGCCTTCCTGCGCCTCGGCCCCCATCACAAGATCGTCGAGCGCGCCCAGACCCTGGCCGGCGCCGCCCTCCTCGCGAACCACATCGAGGATCAGCACCCCGGCAGGAAGGCCCTCGTCTACGCCGTCCTCGCGAACGGCGTCAGCATCCCGGTCCCTGCTGACATGCGCCAGGCCGCCCTCAATCCCGCTACGGAGAATGAAGACATGACCATCAAGCCCCTTTCCGCCATCCAGATTGCGCAGCTCACGGCCATCATCACCGGCGGCGGCTTCAAGCGCGCGAACAGCCGCGTGGCTGCGATCAAGCGCTTCATGAAGACCGCCGTCGGGGCCGGCGTCAAGGCCGCCGAAGGCTACCTCAGCATGCCCTTCGACAAGGCTTGCGAGGAGCTGCGCGCCGAGGTCGAGGCCCTGAAGGCGGGCGCCATCGTCGACGACCTTAAGAAGAAGTCGAGCCGCAAGGCGGCGGTCAAGGTCGCCACCGGGGCCGCGCCCGAGGCGCCGGCCAAGGCCGAGAAGCCCGCCAAGGCGAAGCCCCTCGGCAAGCGCGCCGCGATCCTCGAAGCCGCCCAGCGCGGCGAGCTTCCGCCGGTGCCGGACTTCTCGGCCGAGACCCACAAGCGCTTTCGCCCGAAGCTCGCCAAGGTGGTCGAGATGGTCGAGGCCGGCGACATCGAGGGGCTGAAGGCTTTCCACATCAATCCGGTCAGCACCAGCCCGAAGGCGATCGCCCGCTATCGCGACCTCGCGGTCATCGCCCTCGAAGCCCGCGCAGCGAAGAAGGAGGCAGCATGATCTACTTCACGATCTATCACGCCGGCAGAAAGGTCGGAGGCGAGTTCGGTAAGGACGCGCAACACGCCATCGACCGATACGCCGAAGGCTCAATATTCCCACGCGCAGAACTTACCGCCGTGCGTGGGGTCAAGGGTTAGCCGCCCCTGTCACATTCCAGAACAAGACCCGGCCCGCCCCACGGCGGGCCGTTGCTATTTCCCAAGCCTTCGCGTCGTAGTGCGGATCGCTCGGGAAGGGCGGCCGCGTCCGCGCCTCCTGCCCGAAGGGGCGGGGATAGACGTGGATCGTCGCCCCGGCAACGTCGTCCGGCTTCAGCACACGGCCGATCTGCACGACATGCCGGCGCGCATTCGGCCATGCCAGCGCCAGCGAGCGAGCGAGGACGCCCGAGCCAGCAGCGCACCAGACTTCATCCGGCTCGAAGCCCGTCGCCCGCGCCGCCGCCGCGATCGTCTCGATCGCCTCGGGCAGGTCGAGCCCGAAGGGCGCGAGCGTCGCGCCGGTCGCGGCGCAGTAATCCCGCGCCCGCTTCTGCACGACGGTCATGTAGCCCGGCGTGACCTGATAGACTTTCGCGCCGAGCCGCTTCGCCATGAGAGCGCGCGGGTGCGGCTCGGCCCGCTTCGCGACGAAGAGCGTCGCCCGCTTCCCCATCTCGCGAGCCGTCCAGGCGAGCGCCGTCTGCGCGCCGCCTTCGGCCGGCGTCGCATAGACAACCTCCTCTGCCTGCTCGAAGAGGCGCACCATGAAGCGCGCCTTCGTGCCGCCGCCGATCAGGTCGTCGCGGACGACGAATATGCCCTCGTGCTCGACGATCTGCGGCGCCGGCAGGATCACAGGAGCTCGCCCCACTGATCGCCCTCGATCGGTGCCTCATCCTCGGCTGGCAGCTCGCCGAATTCGACCTCGCCGATGGCCTCGGTCGCTCGCCTCGGGTCGCCCTTCACGAAGATGAGCACGTTCTGGTGGGTTTTCCCTAGTTTGCGGGTAGCCTCAAATTGCTTGCCGGCGCGTATCGGCAGCGAGCCGGCCGCCGTCACAAGGACGGCCTCGTTGTAGAGGCGCAGCCCTGCCGCCTCGAAGGCGGCAATCGTGTGCCAGGGGAAGCCGTAGTAGAAGCCCCGGCTGTCCCGCACGTCGCCGACGACGAAGCATGCGAAGCGGTCCTCGCGCAGCTTCGCGCAGGCCGCCGCGATGATCTCGTCGTAGGCCGCCCGGAATTCCGGGTAGCTCATCGTCGACAGATCGCGCGGATCGTCGCTGTAGACCTCCAAGTCCGCATAGGGCGGGCAGGAGAAGATGAAGTCGGCCTCGACGTCGAGCGCCGGGACGACCTCCCGGCTGTCGCCGATGTGCCAGATCGGCATCGGATCGTCGCAGATCGCGTCGGCCTGCACCCGGTTCGCCTCGATCTGCTCCGGGCGGAGATCGACGCCGACATAGCGGCGGCCGAGCTTCGCGGCGACGATGCCGCGCACGCTGCCGCCGGCGAAGGGATCGAGGACGAGCCCGCCAGGCGGGCAGAACCAGCGATAGGCAAGCTCGCAAAGGACGGGATCGAAGATCGACGTGCCGGTCGCCGGCGGCCCCTCCATGCTGATCTCGCCGATGGTCAGGCTGGCCGGCGAGCGATCCTTCGCGCCGACGACATGCTCGCCGCGCATCAGGTCTTGCCCGAATGTCGCGGCCAGCCGCTTGCCGTTCTTTGCCTTCCCGAGATTGTCGCGGCTTCGATACACGCTATTCGTGCCCGCGCCTCCGGGGATGGCGTCCGCCTTCCTCACCATCATGCGCACTCCCGCGCCGGGAGCGCCGCGCGTGTCGTGCCCTCGCCGGCCGCCATCTTGATCGCGCCAGCGCGCCCCGACACGCGGAGCGCTTACGCCTCAATCTCGTCATCAGCGAGCCCAGCCGCCCGCTTCTCGTCGATGAACTTCACGACATCGGAATAGTGGACGGAGAGGATCTGGCTAATGCGGTCGTGCAGCGAGCGCCCGATCAGGTTCCCACCGCGCCCGACCTCCGACTGAATGCCGAGCGCTAGCCATCCCCGCTTGCGCTCCTGCCACCAACCTTCACGGGCATTCAGCACCGTGAATGGCGGCAGGCCGAAGCGCTCGGACAGATTGCCGGCCTTCGGGGCGCGCGGCTTCTCTTCGACGCCATCGAGCAGCCGCGCCAGCTCCTTCTCGTCGAAACCGAGGAAGTCGATGTCGAAGCCTTCGTCGCGAAGCTCACCCAGCTCGATCTTCAGCAGCTCCTCGTCCCACTCGGCGTTCTCGGCGAGCTTGTTGTCGGCGAGCGTGTAGGCGCGCCGCTGCTCGTCGGTCCAGCCCTTGGCGACGATGACCGGCGCCTCGGCAAGGCCGATTTCCTTCGCGGCCAGCACGCGGCCATGGCCGGCGATAATCGTCCCGTCCTCCGCGACCAGAACCGGGATCGTAAAGCCGAACTCCCGCATCGACGCCGCGATCTGCGCGATCTGCGCCGGCGGATGCTTCTTCGCATTGCGGGCATAGGGGACGAGGTCTTCGATGGGCCACATCTCGACCTTGTCCGCCAGGATTTTCACGGTCTCCGAAGCACTCGGCATCAAGCACCTTTGCATGGATGCAAACCCGCAAGGCCGAAGCGAAGCGGGAATTTGAAAAATTGAAAAACGCGCGAATTTCGGGCTGCGGCGGCGGCGCATGCCGCGCTCCCGCCGAAAGGTACCTAAATGAATGCCGCTCAGATCGGCAGGGAAGGCCGAGGGCGGCCGTTTCGGGCACGGCTGGGCCGAATGAGAACGGCGGTGGAAAACTAGACCACGGTAGCGGCGGG